AGTCAATACAACCATTGAAGATACATTACTTGAACTTCAGAAGGTTGATGGTGGTAACCTAAGTTCTGATACTAACAAAGACGTTGGTCTTGTAATGAACTACTATGACGGATCTGCTAAGAAAGCAGCGATGTTCTGGGATGATTCTGCAGGAAGATTTGCTTTCGGTAGTGTGGTTACTGAGACATCAGGAGTTCTAGGATCTATCACATACGGTGGTGTTGAAATCGGTTCATTGTACCTCAACGATTGTGCAGGTGCTTCACAAGTTATCTCATGTAGTGGTACTACAAGATCACTTGAGAACATCACGATCGACGGTGGCTCGTTCTAAAATAGGGTTATAAAAACTTGATATATAAGGGGACTAGACAGTCCCCTTTTTTATTGTTTACTATGGATCCTGAAGTACAAGCATTGATTGCAGTTTATCAAAAGAGATTAGCAGATGTAACTGCACAAGCGATTGCCTACGAAGCAAGAATTACAATTTTAGCAAAACAAATACAAGAATTAACACAAACCCCTCCTGTAGCAGAACCCCCTGCACCACAGAAAAAAGCAGCAAGAAGTAAAAAAACAGATGCTGGAACTTTTTAGATTGTAACGATCTATACGGTTTTCCTTGACAATAAGTATTAATTTTTTTATAATTAGTTATGTGTTCATTTCAAAACAAATGCATAACAGAGAAGTATCTTTCAACAATCTCCGTGCATGGACTGCGGAGGGCGAAAATCTATTTTCAGAGGATCCCATTGATGACTACTTTGAATGTATATCAGAATGTTCCCCTATAGATAAGCAGTGCATAACATCATGTAGAACTCTATTGTAGAATATGGAATCTTATTTTAATGGTAAGTGGTCAGACAGCAGTTTCGATTCGTATAAGTGGTCTGGTTACCGATTGGTCGATGAAGTAAACTCCCATAATCCTCATTCTGTTTTGGACGTAGGTTGTGGTTTCAACAGATTGAAAGGAAAAATAAACAACTTGGTCGGCATCGACCCGTACAATGATTATGCTGACATAAAGGTATCTTTAGAAGATTACAATGGTGGACCCGTAGACATAGCATTATGTCTTGGGTCTATTAATTTTGGAGACGACCATACTATCAATAAACAAATTGATATACTAGACAATATCTGGCACAAGAGAGCATACTTCAGAGTCAATCCCGGCATAGAGCATACATGGCATGACAAGGCAGATTGGGACGGAATCGTTTGGTATGACTGGACTCGTTCAAAAGTTAACAGTATTATTGCTAACTACAAATATCACTTAGGTAGGTTTGAAGAAGAATATACAACACAAGGTCATAAGCGTTATTATTTCGAGTTATATAAATAAGTCAGTAATTACAATTAATACACAAATGTTATCTGGAACCGATTTTGTAAAAAAAATCAAAGAAGGAAACAAAGAATTATTTGAAGCATCTCGCTCAAATGTTCGTCGTTTCTTCGAGTCAAAACCAAGCGACGAGTATCTTGTTGAGCACTTCCGTGGACGTATGGTCAACGAAGCTCAGAACATGTATGCAATCGCAGGACAAGTTGCATCAGCAGATCCTTCAACAGACGTAAGAGATCTAGAATTGCTTTCAAAGCAAGCAATGGATGAAGCAAAGCATTTCAGAATGGTAAAGGAAGTTATTGAACATATCACTGGCGAAGAACTAGACGTTGCTGCTGCATTCGCTGCAGAAGCAGAAGCACCACAAGCAAAGGGTGCATCACTTCTAGAAAAGTATGAAGCATCTAATGATGAAGCAGCACTTGCAGCATATCAGTTAGTTGCTGAAGGAAGAGCAGAAGCAGTATGGAACGAAATGGCAGACTGTGTAGAAGATAGATTTATTTCTTCACGCTATGCATCTATTGCTAAAGACGAAGGATTCCACTCAAACTTAGGTGGACGTGCACTTTCTAAGTTAGTTGAAGGCAAAGAAGATCTTCAAGCACACGTACTTGGTCTTGTAGAGAAGATGAGAGCAGATCTACTAGAGATCAGCAATCAGAACACTGCTACTCCCCTTGCCGTTGTATAAAAGGTTTACGACCTTCACGGATTTTACTGTCTAACCAATGCTCTTTGCATGGAAAGACATACTTATGATTGGCATCGACGCTTATAAAGTTGTCGATGCCTTTTTTTGTGACTGGAAATTCTAAAACACGACCAAGATATTCAATATACTTTTCTTTGTATAGGAAAAATGCTTCATGATCTATGAAGTGCACTGCCATATCTTTATAGTAATCAAGAGCAATATCCATAGTACACTCACCACCAACTCTTACTTGCTGTAGTTCGTTTATATTTCTATCTCTTACAATAACTGCTATGATTGGCATCACACCTAATTCAAATGCCCTCATTGCAACTTCTTTTATCTTAGGTGTCTGTCTTACACCATTGTAAAAGAATGGCACACTGACATTGGCACAGAAGTAATCTCCATCTGCAAATGTTTCCTTAGTCATCTTCTCTGGGTTTACCCAATATTGTGCAAATGGTTCTTCATCACTAGGAACCCAGTACTTATCATGAAGACTCTCCCACCCAACTACGTTTTCGTGGAGTGAGAATAAACGTGCAAAAAGATGGTTTCCTGATCCTTGTGGACCTGTTACAATTAGTAATTTTTTCATTAGCAGCACTTCCTTGATCCTTCGTCATAAGCATGATCTGTGTCTTTATAGTGTGGTGTATCTGGTATGTTTGGATTCCACTGAAAAGGAATTCCAGTTTTATTACCATCATCCAATGGATTATCTTTTACATAGTTGATGTACTTTGCATTAGCATCTTGCTCAAGTATTTCATTTACTCTTTTGTCATACCATGCAATAGGAAATCCAAGATTCAATGATTTCAAGTATTCTTGTTTATAAAGATATAATAATTCGTAACTTAGGAATGTTGGACATGGAAATGCTCCTTGTATTTCTTTCAAGGCATCATAGAAATGTCTGATAGTAGATTCTTCTCTTATTCTTTTCTGTTGATTTTCTAGTATTGTTTGATCTCTACCTATCACACATATCTTTACTTTCATTCCCAAACTCTCTGCCTTCAATCCAAACTCTTTGATGTCAGGACACCACTTAGTTCCTTTGCTCTCTATACCTAGTGGCACACTAATGCTAGTGAAGTAATGATCGTGTGTGCTAAAGTCAAATTGAGATAGTAGTTCTGGATCTCTCCAACATGCAGCGAATGGTTCTGAGTATCTGTGTGCCTCCCAGTAGTTGTCTAATAAAGACTTCCAACCAAATACATCTTCATGTAAAGAGAATATTTTAGACCACAGATGATTGCCTGATCCTTGTGGACCCGTTAGTATGGCAAGAGTTTTCATCATATAATATCAGTTACAACTAATTATAACACATAAATAGTGGCACAACAACGTGTGTCTCTACACACGATTGCTCTTTAGCGTATATAATGGCAAATCCAAAAATAAAGGTAAAACGTTCCTCCGTTGCAGGAAAAGTACCGGCACCCACACAATTAGAACGTGGTGAGTTAGCAGTAAACTCATACGACGGAAAAGTTTATATTATAAGAGATCAGTTCAGCACTGGTATTGGTACGACAACTCATACTATCAATCCATGGGATGAGTATACGATAGGAAGTAAGATAGCATATGCAGGTATTGCTAGTGCACAGCAATTTGATGGTAATATAACAGGTAGTGTAAATTCAAGTGGTGTATCAACATTTAGTAGTGCATCGTTTAGTGGTACTATTGATGCAAACGGAAACCTAGATGTAGATGGCACTACATCCTTAGATGCTCTAACTGTTGATGAAGATGCTACATTCAATGCTGACATTGAAATGGTCAGTACTGACTCTGGTAGTAGTGCAGGTCCTATAATTTCATTCTGGAGAAATAGTTCTTCTGCTGCTGATGCTGACTATATGGGACAGATAAAGTTCCAAGGTGAGAATGATGCAGGTCAGAAGATAGTTTATAGTAAGATAACAGGTAAAATACAAGATGCATCGGATGGAACTGAAGACGGTCTCATCGAATTTGCTAATAAGAAAGCTGGTTCAAATGTTATAACAGCAAGACTAAGAAGTGATAGTTTACAGTTACTGAATGGTACAAATTTCTCTGTTGCAGGAGACTCTACACATACTGGTAGAGTTATTGCAAATCATGGTGTTACTGGTAATATAAACTCAAGTGGTATATCAACAATATCAGGGTTTACTTTCCCGTCCGTAGACGGGAGTGAGGATCAGGCACTGGTTACAGATGGAAATGGGTCGCTCTCATTCAAAACATTGTCTGGTGGTGGTGGAGGTGCCACAGGTGCTGCAACAACAATAAGCACAGGTGTTACCACTGCAACACAAGGACAGACATCTTTTACTGCACCAAATGTATTTGATGATGGTGAGCAAGCAACAGCATTTTCTACTCAGGTGTACCTAAATGGTGTAAAACAAAGACTAGGTGCATCGAATGATTATCAACTGTCAGCACCACAAACTGTAAACTTTACATCCGGTGTCACTGCAGGAGATGATGTCACTATAGTTGTATACTTTGGACATACATTAGAAGAAGAATTTTTTACAGCAACAGAAGGTCAGAAAGATTTTACATTGTCGGGTAATCTAGCAGCGTCAAAAAATTATAAAGTATTTTTGAATGGAGTCAGACTCAGAAATACTGTAGACTATTCTGCAAGTTCTGCTGTAGTTCTAACCCAAGCAACTAATGCAGGAGATCAAGTAGATATATGTTCTGATCAAGCAGAAGATAGATTGACAGCAGTGCAGAACCAAACTGCATTTGCACCATCAGATTCAAATACAACATCAGATAATATGCAAGTGTATCTGAATGGTGTTCTATTGAGAGAAACTGAAGACTGGTCGATAGGAAGTCCTGCTGTCACAATATTAGATGCAGACGGTCTTACCGCCGGTGACCACCTAGATGTCGTTGTAAGACGATCATAAATAACTAAAAAGTAATAATGGCAGATCATCTAACCACAGAATTACGAGACAATGACATGCTCAACTATAGAGAAGAATTTATTCTCTATGGTTTGAGGCAGTTAGGTCATCCTGTCGTGGAAGTTAATATTGCTGATGAGCAAATAGAAGAAGTGATGCAAGACACCATATCATTTTTTCAAAATAGACATATGGATGGTGTGGAGAAAGTATATCTAAAACATAAAGTTCCAGAAAACTTTATCAAAAGGGTAGGTGGAAGAGCAGATGATAATACTATAGGTATCAAAACCACAACATCAAGTCCATACAGTAGAGGTGGGGATATTGTTGGTCTAAGTACAACTTCTTTCGATTCATTTGAAGAAGATCAAAATTTCATTGTTATACCTGATGCTGTCATAGGTATAGAGAAAGTTTGGAAATTAGACAACCGTGCTATCAGCACTAACATGTTTAGTGTCAACTATCAATTATTTTTGAATGAAATATACTATTTCAGTAGCACTGAAGTATTGAATTATTCTATGACAAAAAGATATCTTGAGGATCTTGATTTTATATTACATCCAGATAAACAAATAAGATATAACAGAAGAAGAAATAGATTGTATATTGATACTGATAAAGGGAGTTTGCAAGAAGATGATTATCTAATCATACAATGCTATAGAGCAATAAATCCCGGTGAAGTAGGTAATAGAATATATGGTGATCTCTTCTTTAGAAGATACTTTACTGCTTTACTAAAACGTCAGTGGGGACAAAACCTCATGAAGTTTCAAGGTGTCAAAATGCCGGGTGGTATGGAACTAAATGGTAGACAGATATGGGAAGATGGCACTGCAGAATTAGAAAAGTTGGAGTCTCGTATGAATATGGATTACGAATTACCTCCACTTGACTTTATTGGATAATGGCACTCAATAATTATTTTAGAGCAACAGGAGCAAGGAATGAGCAGGATCTTGCTCAGTCCTTAGTGGATGAACATATCAAAATGCATGGCATAGAGTTTGTCTATATGCCACGTTCTTTTGTGAATATAAAAACTGTCATGAGAGAAGTGACCTCATCAAAGTTTGAGAAGTCATTTCCTCTTGAAGGGTATATCGAGAACTATGAAGGATTTGGAGATCAATATAATCTACTGACAAAATTTGGAGTTAGATCTACAGCAGAAATGCAGATCACTATTTCTCAAGCAAGATTTGGTGAACTAATTACTCCTGTTTTGAGAAGAGAAGGTGGACTTGGAATTGATACTCCTGTAAGACCATTAGAAGGAGACCTAATATACTTCCCACTTGGGGATATAATATTTGAAATCAAGCATGTAAAACATACTGCACCCACATTCTATGCTTTAGGTAAGAACTATTGCTATGTTCTAGAATGTGAGATGTTTGAACTTGGCGACGAGAAAATCGAAACAGGTATTGGTGAGATTGACAATGACTTTGCTACACTAGGATATAATGTCACTATGACAGTAGCAGGTGTTGGTACAACTGCAACTGCACAGACATCGTTGGTAAATGGCGGTATTCATAAAATCAAAATATTCAATGAAGGAACAGGATTTACAGCAGATCCTACAGTCATCATATCTAAACCTAATGGCACTGGTAGAAGAGCAACAGCAGTTGCTATTACCACTGCAAATGCACAAGGATCTAGATCACTGCAAGAGTTTAGAATGACAGATCCCGGTTTTGGATATACTACTGCTCCAAGTATTACAGTCACACCTGTAGACGGTCTAGGTGGTGGAGTATCTCTAGGAGTTGGTATTGCAACAACAGGTGCAGTTGGAATAATTACAGTCACAAATAAAGGATATGACTATATTGTTCCTCCTACTGTCACATTTACATCAGCACCTTCGGGAGGTGTAACTGCAATAGGAACTGCAATACTTGTTGATGGTAGGGTAGATAGAATTATCACAACAAATGCAGGATACGGTTATACACTAGCACCTACAGTAACTGTTGGTGCAGCAGGTACAGTTGGAATAGGAACATTCAAGTATGGAATGATTCTAACTGGTAAGTCATCTTCAACAACTGCATATGCTACAAGTTGGGATGCTACTACAGGCACACTTACTGCTAAAGACCTTACAGGTAGATTCTCAATTGGTGAATTGATTGTGGGAACAGCGAAGACAACAGGTGAGACTATCGCATATCGTCTAAATAGCATCGACTACAATGATGATGAGACAAATGTCGATTCATATGCAGACAATGTTAGCTTCCAATCAG